GCAGCCGAGCCTCACGCAGAGTCTCGCGAAGATCATCCTCGATCGCTCGCCGCTGCATGCATGGTACGCGCATCCGCGATTGAATCCCGACTTCGTCGACGACGACGCGACCAAGTATGACGTCGGCAACATCGCGCACGCGCTGCTGATCGGCCGCGGCAAGACCATCGAGGTGCTGGAAGGCTTCGACGACTGGCGCAAGAAAGAGGCGCAGGAATTGCGCAAGGAAGCCGCAGCTGCAGGCCGACTCGCCGTCCTCCCAAAGCACTTTGCCAAGGCCGACCGCATGGTCAGCTCGGCGCGCACCCAGCTCGCGCAGCGCGGCCTCGAGGATCTGTTCACCGAGGGCCACGGCGAGGTGGTCCTGCTCTGGCAGGAGGATCACATCTGGCTGCGGCAGATGATCGACTGGCTGACGCCGGACCGGATGACGTTCTGCGATTTCAAAACCACCGAGCAGTCCGCCTCGCCGGTCAAGCTCGACGCGAAAATGTGGAACGACGGCTGGCACATCCAGGCTGCGATGGCGGAACGCGGCCTCGATGCGATGGACCCAACGAGCCACGGCCGCCGCGACTATCTCTTCGTGGTGCAGGAAGCCGCGCCGCCTTACCTGCTGACGGTCGCGCGCATCTGCGAGGCACCGCTGACGATCGCGCGCAAGCAATTGCAATGGGCGGTCGATCGCTGGACCGAATGTCAGGCGAACAACGTCTACCCCGGCTATCCGCTGGAGACTGTCGAGCCTGCGATGCCCGGCTGGGCCGAGCAGCAATGGCTGTCGCGGGAGATTGACGAGGAAGACGCGCGGCGGCGCGGGACGCCGTCAGACATCCTCATGGGGGGCTGACGGGGCCGACCCGGTACAGGTCAGGCCGCAGCCGCTCGCGGGCAATGCCGGTGATGTTTTCAATGTCGACGATGCGATCGGCCGGCACCTTATCCCACTGCAGGATCGACTGGTGGGTGATGCCGAGCAGCCGCGCCAAGGCCCGCAGACCCCCCGCCGCATCGACCGCTGCTTTTAGTCCTTCGTCCATGGGTGGTAGTTTAGCCTTGCCATCGCCCGCTGGCTATGCACTAGTGGCGGTAGGCGTGGCCTGCCACAACACAAGCCCCGCCTCCCGTGTGTAAACAGAGGAGTGCTTTCTAATGGCTACGGTTTCAAAATACGAGGAAATCGCGCGGTCGTTTCTCGAGGACCATCCGCTCGGAACCATCGTCACCGCCCCCAAGCTGGTCCGCTGGGTCATGGACCACGCCGACGGCGTGGCGATCAAGCCGGACCTCGACATCGGCGATCCGGCCAAGCGCATCACGACCCTGCGCCGGCACCTCAATGACGGCGGGCGTAGTGATGCCCTGCCCGAGATGGAGCGGTTCCAGCTCACCATCGAGGACGCCAAGCGCAAGACCTTCATGGTGACGTCGCACGCCGACGTCGTGAAGGCCCAGGCCGACGAGGCGGTCAGCCAGACCGTGCGCGGTGCGCTTGGTCCCTCGCGGCGCGGGATCAGGGCGATCGATTCCGTGAAGCTCGACGAGCTGCCCGACATCGAGCGGGAGGTGTTCGAGACGGCGCGCCAGAACCTGGTGGCGATGGAAGCGGCGATCAAGCCGACGATGGCGCAAGAGGTCGACCGCATCTGGACGCTTCGCTTGACCGCCAAGGGCTTCACGCCGGAGCAGGCTCGCAGGATCCGCGAGGCGCTGCCCGACGTCAGGCAGTTGCAGAAGCTGATCCAAATCACCAGCCGCTAAGTCGCTCGGCACCTTGGGGGCCGCCTCACCGGGCGGCCCCTCTTTTTCCCAGCAGAAGAGTCAGACATGAGAATGCAGAATGTACCGCTCAGTGACATCGTCCCGAATCCGTGGCGCGACCTGAAGCTCTATCCGATTGATACCGATCATGTTGCCGAGTTGCGCGCGAGCATCAATGACCACGGTTTCTTCGGCGGCATCAAGGGCCGGCGCCGCAATGGCAAGATCGAGATTGGCTGCGGTCACCAGCGGATCGAGGCCGCGCGCAAGGCCAAGCTCGACAGCGTGCCGATCTTTGTCGACGACATCGATGACGACGCCATGCTGCGCCTGATGACCGACGAGAATGCGACACAGGCCGGAAGCCATCCGGGTGCAGTGATGAACGAGGTCGCCGCGGTCACCCGGCGGATCATCGAGGGGCTATTGACCACCGGGACAAATGTCCCGGTGGTCGTCACCAAGGCTTTCGATGGCGGCAGTACAAAGATCAAGGACACGATCAGCAAATTGCGCAACGGGACCGACGTACATCTTGCCATCGGCCACAACGTCATTCGCCGCTATCTTGGCCAAGGCAATACGGACAGGGCGCACCGCGGCGAGCGGCAGATCCGCGAGGCCATCACAGCCCTGAAACAATCGGGCCGCTACGATGACATGGTCGATGAAGCTGTAGCCAAGCATCCGCAGCCGGTTGACGGCAAGCCTGCCGCGAAGGGCAAAACCGCCGCCAAGAGCGAGAGAAAGCCGCGCCGACCGCGCGTCTTGGATGAACGCTGCGCTGATGTATTCGATAATGAACATCAGTTTCATGCTTTCCGTGAGGCTGTTACTACACCGACAGCAATCAAGGTCATCCCTGTGCAGCAGCAGTTGGCACTCGCCAAGGAGATTATGGTGACCAAAGCCACGGGATTCAAAAACAAGCAGAAAGGTGCGCCGTTCATCAAGGCTGTGGTTCACCAGCAGGTGCAGGAAGCCATGAAAGCCCAGCGCAACATCAACAAGGAGGAACGTGAAGCCTATCTCGCCGAGCAGCGCGAGGCTCGCATCGAATCCGAACTGCATTCGGCCAACGCATCGACGCGCAGCCTGATCAGTTCGATCGCCCGGCTGATCGATCTGGCCGACGAGTTCCCGGCGCATCCCAAGCTCGGCGGATTCAGCGCGCGGCTCGACACCCTGGTCAGTGCCATCCAGCAGTTCAGCAAGAAGCTCAAATAAGGGAGGCGACGATGACCACGCACGCCCGCACCTTCGTTGACGCACCGGCCACGCGCGAGCAGGTGCCGCTGCTGATCGGCCTGATGGGGCCGAGCGGCGGCGGCAAGACCTACTCCGCGCTGCGGCTCGCCACCGGGATCCAGACCATCACCGGCGGCGACATCTACTGCATCGACACCGAGGCGCGGCGCGCGCTGCACTACGCCGACCAGTTTAACTTCAGGCATATCGCGTTCGAGGCGCCGTTTGGCAGCCTGGATTATCTCGCTGCGATGCGCCACTGCGTCGGCAAGGGTGCCAAGGTGATCATCGTCGACTCGATGTCACACGAACACAGCGGCAGCGGCGGCTATCTGCAGACGCACGAGTCCGAGGTCGACCGCATGGCCGGCAGTGACCTCGGCAAGCGCGAACGGGTGAAGATGGCGGGCTGGATCCGGCCGAGCGGCCTGCGCCAGCAGATGATCAACGGGATCCTGCAGCTCAATGCGAACTTCATTTTTTGTTTTCGCGCCAAAGAAAAGACCAAGCCCAAAAAGGGCGGCGGCATCGAGGAGCTGGGCTTTATGCCGATCAGCGGTGAAGAAATTTTATTTGAAATGACGGTCAATTGCTTATTGCTCCCGAAAGCCGGCGGCGTGCCGACGTGGCGCAGCGACCAGATCGGGGAGAAGATGATGATGAAATTACCCAAGCAGTTCGAAACAGTATTTGCGAAAGAGCAGCCGCTCGACGAAACTATCGGCGCCGCGCTAGCCACATGGGCGAAGGGCGGCCCCACCATTTCACCGCGGACCCCCCTAGTGTCACATACCGCCGCGGTGGAAGAACCCGCTCCCTCGCACCAGTCCCTCGGGATGGGTGCGGGTGGAGCGGGCGATGAATCTGTTTCGCCGCAGACGACGCAGCCCGTCGACGCCACTGCGGCGGAAGCGCCCGCCCCCTCGCAAGCTCCGATCCCCAAGACCGACGCCGCGAGCGGGGCGGGTGTCTCTCGCTTCCCCGACGAGCCTCTCAGCCTGCAGGACATGGCGCGCGAGGCCGCGGCGAGGGGCGAGGATGTCTTCCAGGCCTTCTACAAGGGGCGCACCGCGCCGGAGAAGGCGGTGCTGCGCGGGATGGGCGAGGAGATTCGCCAGATCTTCAAGCAGGCGAAGGAGGACGCACCGACATGACCCAACCCGTCACACTGATCGACCGCCTGCGCACGATGCAGACCCTGATGCATTGCCCGAACTGCAGCTTTCCGCGCACCGACTTTGACCTCGGCACCATCGCCGATGCGATTGACGCGATCGAAGCGATCGAGCTGGTGCTGACGAAAGAAGAAGGCACCGAGACGAAGATCGTCTAGCGCATCCGCAGCGGTGGCCCAACGCCGGTCAGCGACAGCAGGATGCCGATGATCACGATCACCGCGACCACCACGATGGCGATGTTGACGATCTTGCCGATCGGATCCGGCAGCGGAAACTGCGACAGCAGGTAGTAGATCGTCACCAGCACGATGACGGCGATGGCGATGTAGACGAGTAGCTCGATCATGCGAGCCTCCTCACTGGGGTGGCGGGGCGTCTTTCGGAAAGCCAAACACCTTCAGCTCCAATCGCTGCACGCGCGTGCGCAGCTGCTCCTGGCTGTGTTCGATCTGCTTCATGCGTGCCGCGATCCAGGTCACCAGCCCAAGTATCGTTGCCGTCCACGCCGCGATCGCGACAACGATATTCAGAGCATCGTTCACGTCGGCGGTTCGATGATGTCGTCGATCAGGAACGACACGACCAGCGTGCCGTCGAACGCGGTGGTACCGGCGTTGTGGATCTTGACGATGAAGGTGGTGCCGGTGGCCGTGACCGTGCCCAGCACAGGGATGCCGCCGGTGTTGGTGCCGACGCCAATGGCGCAGCGCACCATGCTGGTCGTGTTCACATAGGAGTTAGTGACCGTCAGTTGATGCGTGCCGCCTGCGGGCGTGGACAGCGCGGCCGTGGTGATCGCGCCGGCCGGCTGGTTCAGTGTGGCGGCGGTGCCGACCGCGGTCGCCGTGCCGCCCTGGCGGCGGATCTGCAGCACCTGCACCGTCTGGTTTGGCGCGACAGTCGCCGTTTCGTAATATCCGCCGCCATAGGCATTGGTGTTCAGCGGGACACGCGAGTCGACGTCGCAGCGGGTGAACCGGATCCGGCTGTTCATGGTGCCCGAGCCGCCGATTTCGAGGCCCATGTTGCACTCGATCACATCGGTACTGACTTGAGACTCGTTCCATTCCGCATTGCCGGGCGGCACAGGATCGCCCGCGACCCAGCCGGGCGGCAGCGGCACATAGGTCGCCGGCGCCTTGTAGATGCCGTAGGCCTTGCCGCCGGCGAGGATGCGCAGGCCGGTGTTGCAGGAGGAGATTTTCGACACCTGGACGTCGGCCCAGCCATAGATGGCAACGCCTTCGTCGCCGGCACCGATCGTGCAGTGGGTGATGTATCCCACGGCACCGCCCTGCACCGCGATGACGCTGCCATTGGAAGATCCAAATGCGCTGTGGCTCAGACCCATCCAGCCGCCGTTCTGCACCTGCGCGGCGAGATACGACTCGATGCCGATCTTGATGCCGCCGCCGATATAGGACCGGTTCACGAAGCACGCGCCGCGCGCCACGCGGATGCCCGAGCCGGGGAAGCCGGCACCGACGATGCGATCCTCGAGGTACAGCACCGCGCCGTCGCGCGAGGTGTTGATGAAACACTGGTCCGTGGTCGACGGCTCCGGTGTCTCCGAGCCATCGTCCAGGCCCGGCCCATTCGGCTCCCAGCTTGCGGCGACGTAATGCAGCGACACCGTGCCGACGCCGCCGCCAGTGAACAGCCCCTCGCCGCCGCCGGCCCCGAACCAGCCGCCGGTCGACTTCAGCCAGGTCTTGGGGAAGCAGATGTTGGCGATCGGCTCGGACGAAACCTCGATGCGCGGCGAGCCTCCGACGCACAGCCGCGGTGCGGTGATATCAAACCAGACTCGTCCGCCACCGACGTTGTTCGTCGCCGTGGGGTTGCCGTCTTCATCTTCGGAGTCGTCGTACCAGGCATCGCCCGGCTCGTTTAACGCAAACCCTTTGACGACGTGACAGCCATTGACCGCGCCGCAGTCCTGACTGCCGCCGTAGCCGTGAACACCGAACGGCATTCCAATCTGAATGTTTTCGGGCAGCTTCAGGACAAAGATCGTGGCCTGCTGGATGTTCACGTTGATGCCGGCGCGATCGGCCGCGGTGCCAACGTGCGGCGAGGCCTCCACCTCGGGCGGTGTCCCCCCGGCCGGCGTCGACAGGGTGATGATCGGCGGCTTGGTCCAGAGGGATCCCCCGTTGTCGATTCGGATGCCGCCGAGCTTGCCCTCAAAGCCGGGGCGCGGGTCGAGGAAGGCGGTGGCCGTCGCCCCAGTGCCGGTCGTGTCTCCCGCTGCGGTGTCGCGCGCGATCGTGACCAGCGGCGCCACCGTGTAGCCTTTGCCAGTCTGCGACGGGTGCATGTAGATCTGGCTGACCGCGGAGCGGCGCGCCTGAAAGGTCACGCTGCCGGCATCGGCAAGGTCCATCTTGGTGAGCAGCGGCGCCGGCATCGAGACGGACAGCGTGCCGATGTCGTTGCCCCCGAGATTGGTATGGACGTGGATGTACTGGCCATAGACCGGGATCGGCCCCTCGTTGGCCGTGAAGATGTGGACCTCGAGGTCGCCCTTGCCTTTCTTGCTGCAGCGCGCCGCCCATTCAAGCGCGTCATGGATCTTCTGCCAGGCTTCGCGATCGTTGACGGTGCCGACCAGCGGGTCGATCTTCAATTTGAGTGGAAGGTTGCCCCCGCCGTTTTCCGTGATCAGCATCGGAATGCGCTGCGCAAAGCAGGCGGCAATCCCGGCTTCCTTGTCCGCCGTCGCGGTGGGACTGCCGAACATGTCGAGGTTGGCGTAAGTCCCGACGATGCGCTTCCACCGCCGCGCTGACCCGTCGACGATGATCAGGCCGTTGTCGTCGGCGCTGGTCGTGTCGTCGACGTCATGGCGGAACATCCCGCCGCCCTTGTCGGTGCCGAATGTATGTGACTGCACCGTCGCCATCGTGGCCGTGACGGTTTCGATGGTGAGACTGCGCAGCGCGTCGACCGAACTCAGGACGACGATGTTGGGATTGCCCTTCTGCGCCCCGGCCAGCACCGCCTCGAGATACTTGATCAGATCCCACAGGCTATCGAGGTCCGCCATCGACGTGTCGGAAACGACCGGATGGCCGGCGGTGTCGAAGCCCAGCGCCTTGGTCTTGCGGATGGCAACCGGCGGAATCGGGTTGATGCTTTCGCCTGGTGCGCCGCGCAGCGTGCGCCGGAAGGTATCCCAGAACTCGCGGTCGATCGCGGTGTGATCGGCATAGGCGCGGTTATGGTCGCGCGCCGGGACGCCGACGCCCTCGGTCCACTGGATGGGTCGCCGGGGCCGCTCCGCACCAACGATGTCGATCGTCCCCGAGACAGGCAGGAGCGGGTTGACGACGGCATTGGTGATCGGGCGAGGGAGGTTCGCGAGCGGCCCCGACGGGGAGGACAATGACCACTGGTTGGTCGCCAGCTTGACGCCGTCTTGCCAGACCTCGACCCAGTTGGCGTAGTCGCTTCCGCTGGCCCAGATGGCAAAGCCCACCTGCATCGACGCGGTCGACGCCGCGGTCAGCACATAGCGGGTGCGCCGCTCCGCATCGGGGACAGCCGGGATGGGTGCGAGGGCCATGGCCTACAGTGGCAAACCCGCCGGGCGGGTCAACGCACAGGCCTAGGGCGAGGTCGGCGGCTTCATCGGGATCCCGAACATATGGTTGACCCCCTCCTCGGCCGCTTGAAAGCCCCGGTTCAGCCACAGCACATTCTGCAGGAAGATGAACCGCCGGGTGGCCGTCGTGTCGTACTGGTCCCAGTTGCCGGTGCCAGCCGACCCGGCGATCTTGGACAGGCTTTCGATCTTGGCCCATGTCGGGCCGAGCAGCATGTCGGCGGCGGACCGCGAGGCAAACCGCGACGGCGGCTTGTCGGCGCCGATCAGCCGGTAGACGTCGACGCTGCCGCCGGTCAGCTTGCTGGCGATCGCGTTGCCTTCCTCGGCCCAGCCCAGCGTGTTCGCGCGCGTCATGCCTTCCTTGATCATCGTCGCCGGATCGTTCGACGTCTCGCGGCCCGAGATGAAGCCGGCCAGCTTGTAGGACGCCATGCCGAGCATCACGGAAAACACCACGCCCTGCAGCACGTTGGTATCGCGCCGCTGCAGGTTGCCGAGGATCAGGCGTTCGTTCGACGACTGCGTGAAAGACTTGAACTGCCCCAGCACACTCAGCGTCTGGTGCGACATCCAGAACGACTTCTCCTGACCCGGCGTCACCACCGCGATATCGACCTCGCGGTTGACAGCTGCGGAAAACATTTCGGCGAGATGCTGATCCTGCCACGTCCCGGTATTCGGCAGCAGCACGCCGTCGATCTTCTCGATGCCGCCGCCCTTGCGCGTGTATTCGCCGTAGATCCTCGTCGCCATCTCCTGCGAGATGTTCGAGGCGGCCAGGTTCGTGAGCTGCTTCTTGGTCGCGGTCCCCTTGGCCACCGCCTCGGACGCGCGCAGAATCTCGTTCATCACGACATGCGCGGCGATCTGCTTGAAGGCGTCGGTCTGCGGTGCGAGCAGGTTGCCGATGAAGAACTTGTCGTTGCCCCATGTCAGCGCGCGTTCGAACCGCGACTGCGGCGCGGCCCCGTCCATGACGTCATCCATCGTGTGCTGGCGCGCGTTGATCACCGTCTCCACGCCGATGCCCATGGCCCGCATCTGACGCTTGAACTCGGCACCGGCATTGGTGTTGCGCAGGATCTGCGAGAGGTACGGCCCCCAGCCATCCCGGATCACGTTCTTGAACCCGTGCAGCATCACGATGCCGGCCATGTCCGCCAGCGAGCCGACCGCCGCCATGCCCATCGAGGTCAGGTTGTTGATCTGCTTGGCGGCGCGCGCTGCCCGCGCGACGTTGCGCAATTCCGGCGACCAGCCATAGACGCCGCGGATCCGGTCGCGCACGCCGGCCACCACCGTAATCACCATGTCCTCTTCGTCGGCCAGTTTCTTGATCATCGCCCCCTTCTTGCTGTCGGGGATCTTCTTGTCCTGCTCCACCTCGCGCACCAGGCGGGTGTAGTCCTCCGATATCTGCTTGAGCGGCATGGACATGCGGACATCGCCGAACCGCTCGACCAGCATCGTGTCGGGCACGAAGGTGCGCAGATGCACACTCATCACCTTCTCGAGGTCATTCTCGATCCACTCCTTCGCCTCGGCATTCGAGACGTTCAGTTGCCGGTGGGCGAGGCCCCCGCGCGGCGGCTCGCTTGAGCTGCCCGGCTTCCAGCCCACGTCGGGCCGCGCATTCGCGAGGTCGTAGGGCAGGCGGCCGTCCGGCGTGCCAAGGATCCGCTTCATGGTTTCGGCGGCGATGCTGCGCAGTTCCTCGTCGCTCTTGTCGTATGTGCGTTCGTCCACGATCTTGCGCACCGCGGAGTCGACTGCCTCGTCGGCGCTGGTCAGGCGCGCCTGCTTGGCCCGCTGCTCGGGCGTCCGCTCGGCCTCGGCCTTCTCGCGCGCCTTCAGCCGGGCCTGCGCCTCGACCGTGGTATTGCCCTCGTACCGCCCGATGTCCTCCTCCATCTTGAGGCGCAGATCGTCCTTGTGCTTCTGCGTGATCTGCAGGTAGTCGAGGACCAGGTCGCGCTTTCGCTCCTTCGCACTGAGCCGCTCGTCGAGGACACCGAGCCGTCCGAGGTTGGCGCGTTCGCCATACCGCGCCTCGCCCGCCCGGATCTGGGTCGCACGCACCTGCGTGCCCATCCGGTCGCGCGACGACATCGCGTCCTGGATGACCTGGCGCACCTTGGTCATGCTGCCGCGCAGATCGGCGATCGCGCCCTCGGCCTCCTCGATCCGCACACTCGGCGGGATCGGCCCCTGCGCCGCTTCAATCTCCGCAGCGATCCGGTCGAGGTCGTTCAGCGTCACGTTGCCGGGCAGCTCGTCGCGCAGCAGCCGGGCCACGTCGCGCGTCGTCTTGATCTGATCGATGATGCCTGCGCGGGTGAACACCTCCTCGAGGCCGAGGGCAACCTGGCCCGCGTCGATCTTCTCCAGCGTCTCGGGTGTCTGCGAGGCGATCCACCAGGCGGGTTCCTGCCCGCGCATCGAGTCCCGGATCCATTCGACAATCTCATCGCGGCCAGGCTGGCCCCCGCCGGGCGTCCCCTCGGCACCCGGTGTGCGCGCCTCGCGAAACTCATTGGCGATGATCTTGCCCATCTCGTCGAAGGCTTCGCCGCCCTCGTTGTTGAGCAGACCCTTCACACCCTTGGCGTTGGGCTTGCCGCCCAGCACCGACATCAGTTCGCCGCCGTCATCCTTGAGGCCGCCCTTCTTGATCAGCCATTTGATGAACGACGGCATCTCGGGCAGCTTGCGGCGGCCGGTGATCACCTCGGCTGCGATGCGCGTCGGGCCGGTGAGGATGCCGCCCAGTTCGTCCTCGTCGAGCTGGCGCAACTGCGCCTCGGTCATCGGCTTGTCGAGCTTGCGCAGTTCGCGGACGTCGGCTTCCATCTCGTCGAGCCGCGTCAGCAGATCCGGGTCCGTCAGCTCCTCGCGCATCGACGCGATAAATTCTTCGGTGTCGGAAATCTCCTCGCGGATCGAGGCCGCCCGCTCCTCCAGCGTGCCGGCGCGCTTGTCGATCCGCCGCACCTCCATCGCCCGCTCGTCCATCCGCGAGGAGATGTCGCTGATGCCCGCGTGGATCCGCTCGAGCCGAGCCTCCAGTTTCTTTTCCTGCTGCGCCCACGATCGGTACTGCGCGTTGCTGATCGTCAGCGACCGCTGAATCTCGAACTTCTTCGCCTGCTCGGCCTTGTAGATCTTCTGCAGCCACGCGATGAACTTGCCCTGGTTCTGGCGGATCAGTGTCGTGTTCCACAGATGCGGGAAATACCATTCCTTCTCGAATTGCTCGGCGCGCTTGAAGCCCATCCCCTCGGCCTTCTCGGCGCGCGCGGCCCACTTCTCGAACATCGCGTTGGCAAACTTCGCCACGTCGGTGACTTCCTTGACCGCGTGGACACCGCCCTCGACCATCGCCGCCTGACCCGCGGCTTCCCTGAACTCGGAGAGGCTCATGACGTCGGGCGGCACCGAGCCGGTGAGGCGCTGCCATTGATCGCGCGCCCCCGGCGTCAGCACGCGCCGGCCGAACCGGTACTGCGAATAGGCGTCCATCATCTTGTCGGACAGCGCGACCCGCTGGCTGTTCAGCTCCATGTGCATCAGCCGGTCGATCGCGGCGACGTCGGAGGTGGTGATGTTGTTCTGGTTGTCGCGGAACAGGTACGGCATCTCCGCGAGGCTCGCCATGATGCGCCGCCCGATCACCGAGGTGGCCTGCATGACATTGCGGATCGGCGAGCCGAGGAAGCCGAGCGGGATCTTCTCGAACCCCAGCGCACCGGCCAGCTCGAGGGTGCGGGTGTCGGTGGCTGCCGCACCGCCAGCCGCCGCCGTGCCGGTGCCGGTGGTTGGCGCGACCGGCGCTGCCTCGGCCCCGCGGCGCTTCGTCTCCGCGATGATTTCGTCGGCATGCTTCGCGGCGAAGGCGGCCGCCTCGGGATTGTCCCAGATCTTGCCGGCGAGGTAGTCGTCGACGAA